GCTGATACATTATACATGGACCTGGAATACGAAAATGTATTCTTTGTAGGAAATAACAGTAAATCGGGACAATATTTGTCCGGCGGATTTTCAAATGGGGCAACCCTTGGTGTAAGAACAACTAAACAAGTTAAACGATTGGGATGTACATCGTTCAAGAGTTTGGTTGAAGGCACAAAATTACTAATTCATGATCCAGATATTATAAACGAAATTTCTACGTTTATTGAAGTTCGAGGAACACACAAAGCAGACGAGGGTTACCATGACGATTTGGTTATGACTCTTGTGCTGTTTGCATGGGCAACTAACGAAGCATTCTTTAAAGACTTAACTGACAGCAATCTAAGAAAAGCCCTTTACGAAGAACAATTTAAACAGATTGAAGAAAATCTGACTCCGTTCGGTATTGTTGATAGGGGGATTCCAGAACATGAAGCCCCGGTAATAACAACTGACGAAATATGGTTTACTGCAGCATCCAAATCTCCAGATGAGCTTCACGAAATGCAAAGAAAATTCCTTGAAAATGTCTAAATGAACATACTTATAAATAAATAGAAAATCATATTATAGAGCTATCTATAAAATTATCAAGGAGAAGAAGATGGCATTTCAGCTTTCACCTGGCGTTTTAGTTACCGAGGAAGATAAAAGTACGGTTGTTCCCGCGGTAGCAACTTCTGCTGGAGCATTTTCGGGAGCCTTTCAATGGGGACCTGTCGAAAAAGTTACAACCGTAGACACAGAGAGAAATCTTGTAGAACAATTTGGTAATCCAAATGATGATACTGCGGGTTATTTTTTCACAGCGGCAAACTTTTTATCGTATGGAAATAATTTAAAATTAGTTAGAGTCGCAGATAAATCTGTTGCAAGAAACGCAGTTTCTGCCCCGTCGGGTAGAGTTTCTGGCGTAACGATTACTAATACACCAAATACATTCACATCAGCTGCGGACATAGTAGTTACATTTGCAGCACCTGCTAGTGGTACTAGAGCATTAGGTAGTGCAGTATTATCAACAACCGGCATAATTAATTCAATTAATTTAACTACAGGTGGCTTTGGTTATTCTGATGTACCAACAGTTACATTTAGCGGTGGCGGTGGTTCTGGCGCAACAGCAACTGCTGTTTTAAGTTCTGGTGGAATTGGTGCAATTAACGTACAAGACGTAGGAAATAACTATAATAGTTTATCGAATGTAGTAATTCAAAATCAACTTTCAACAAGTGCAAGCGCAAATTTAGTAATACACTACAAATTAAAAGATATTCAAATATCAAATCCAGGTTCAAACTTTGGGCCTGCAAACACAGCATGTAATATTAATATTTCTGGCGGCGTATTAGTGCCAGGCGGTAGACAAGCAACAGCAATTCCTATTATTACCGGTAATATTATTACAGGTTACACCATTACAAATAATGGTAACGGCTACTTAGCTGCACCTAATATTGTTTTAACTCGTTTAGATGGTAACACTGGTACTAGTGCTGTTTTAACTGCTAATTTAGGATACGGTATTATTAATAGTATTAATATTATTAATGCTGGTTCAGGTGGTTATACGTTTACTCCTAATGTTGTTATTAATAAAAATAATCTTTTAGGTGGCGCAACTGCTAACGCAACTGCTAGAATAGAAGCATTAATTGGTAGTATTGTAGTTACGAATCCGGGCTCAGGGTATACATCTACTCCTAACGTAATTATTACTCCAGTAATAGGCGACTCTGCGTTTATTTCTAGTAATGCGAGTCCTGTTGCGGTGTTTGGACGTACTCTTTCTAGTATTAGCATAACAAATCCCGGTGCAGGATATCTTTCTGTTCCTGCAGTTACAATCGCAGATTCTCAAAATCGTATTGCAACAGGTAACGCAACTGTATCATTTGATGCATTATTAATTGAAAATTCAGATGTATATGATAGTGAATACAGCACAGGTGGATTTGGATATGGCGAATTTATTGCTAAATATCCAGGCACATTGGGCAACTCATTAAAAGTATCAGTTGCTGATTCTAATACATTCACAGGCTGGCAATATGCTAACCAATTCAATTCTGCTCCTAGCACATCGGCTTGGGTTTCTGCTAGAAACGGATCTGCAGACGAATTGCACATAATTGTTGTAGATGCCAATGGAGATTGGACAGGGACTGCTGGCACAATTCTTGAAAAATTCTCATTTGTGTCTAAAGCATCTGATGCTAAGAATTCTGATAATTCTACAAACTACTATAAAGATGTAATTAATAACCAATCTAGATATATTAGTTGGTTGGATCACCCAACGGCAGGAACAAATTGGGGAACAACAGGTTCGGCTAAAACATTTGCAACATTATCTGCAAATATTACAACTACATTAACCGGCGGTGTAACAGGCTCATCTGTTTCTGCGGGAAATGTACAAGCCGGTTATGAATTGTTTAGTAATGACGAATTGTATGATGTAAGCTTGATTCCAATGGGTCCAACAACAAATATTGGCGTAGTTAATGCTGTTATTGGAATTGCTGAATCAAGAAGAGATTGTGTAGTATTTGTATCTCCCCCATATACAGCTGTTGTTAACACTACAGGCCAAGCAGGCAAAATTGCAGCATACAGAGATACTTTAACAAGTTCTTCATTTGCAGTATTAGATTCCGGTTGGAAATATCAGTACGATCGTTACAATGATAAATATCGTTATGTTCCATTAAATGGTGACGTCGCAGGCTTAGCTGCAAGAACAGATTACATTGCTGATCCTTGGTTCTCTCCTGCAGGCTATAACAGAGGCGTTATTAAGAATGTTGTTAAATTGGCTTTCTCACCTACTAAGACAGACAGAGATGATCTGTACAAGAAAGGTATTAATCCAGTAGTAACATTCCCTGGACAAGGAACATTGTTATTTGGAGATAAAACTCTATTAGCAAGACCAAGTGCATTTGATAGAATTAATGTTCGTAGATTGTTTATCGTATTAGAAAAAGCAATTTCTACAGCATCTAAATTCCAATTATTCGAATTTAATGATCCGTTTACAAGAGCTCAATTTAGAAATCTTGTTGAACCATTCTTAAGAGATGTACAAGGTCGCCGTGGTATTACAGACTTTAGAGTAATATGCGATGACACAAATAATCCAGGTTCGGTTGTAGACCGTAATGAATTTGTTGCAGACATATTCATCAAGCCTGCAAGAGCAATCAACTTTATTCAGTTGAATTTTGTAGCTACAAGAAGTGGCGTGTCGTTTGAAGAAGTCGGCGCCTAATTAGGAGTATAAGAAATGGCAATACCATTTAATGTAGAGAGATTTAAATCCGAATTAACAAACGGTGGGGCTCGTCCCAATCAGTTTGCGGTTCAGTTGACATTTCCAAACTATGTCACAGGGCGAGCAGCTGCTGTGACAAAGTCCCCATTTTTAATTAGTGTGGCTGAATTACCAGGGCAAACTATTGGTGTTGCCCCAGTATATTACAGAGGACGTCTAATTAAGATGGCTGGCGACAGAGAATTTGCTCCGTTCCAATGCACAGTTCTAAATGATTCCGGATTTACTATTAGATCCGCTATAGAACAATGGATGAACGGGATGGAAAATCTTGGAAACAAAACAGGCGCATTGCAGCCTGCTCAGTATCAAACAGATATGTTTATTTCTCAATTGGATCGTAATGGTTCAGTTCTGAAACAATATAAATTAATAGGCGCCTTCCCAGTTGAGTTGGGTGCAGTTGGTTTAGACTTTGGCAGCAACGATCAGTTGTCGACATTCTCGGTGTCGTTCCAGTATCAAACTTTTGAATTCTCTAATAATCCTGCACAACAATTGGTAGACGCTATTACAACTTTAGCTTAATTATATAAAGTGAATTAAATTATGGCAATTAAATTATTTGGTTTTAATATTAGTCGTGAGGAAGATGAGATAGATCGTAAACTGCAAGGTTTCGCTACTCCTGTTTCTGACGACGGTGCATCAACAGTACAAGCGGGTGGGCATTTTGGCACATACGTTGATCTAGATGCGACAGCGAAATCTGAGTATGAACTTATTACACGATATCGTGAAGCGGCAATGTATTCAGATACATCTGCAGCTATTGATGAAATTTTGACTGAAGCTATTGCTGCGGTTGATGATGAAGCGTTAGTGCAAATTAATTTAGATCAGTCTAAGATTCCTCAAGATATTAAAGATAGTATCATTAAAGAATTTGAGACCATCTATAAATTAATTGAATTTGATACTAGAGGATTTGATTATTTTCGTAGATGGTATATAGATGGAAGAATTTATTTTCAAAAGATTATAGACACTTCTAATCCAAAACGTGGTATTTTGGAAACATTAGTTATAGATCCTAGAAAAATTAAAAAGATTAGAGAAGTTAAAAAAGAGAAAGATCAAAAGACTGGTGTTGATATTATCAAATCAGTAGAAGAATTTTTCTTATATAATGAAAAAGGTATTACGTATAACCCAGGGTATACTGCAAATAACCCAACGCAAGGTATTAAGATATCAACAGATGCAATAACATTTGTACCTTCTGGGATTATGGATTTGGATAAAAATGTAGTGTTAAGTCACTTACATAAAGCCATTAAACCTGTGAATCAGTTAAAGATGATGGAAGATGCCTTAGTAATCTATAGATTGGCTAGAGCACCTGAAAGAAGAATATTTTATATTGATGTGGGCAATTTGCCTAAATTGAAAGCTGAACAATATTTAAAAGATATTATGGCTCGTTATCGTAATAAGATCGTTTATGATTCTAATACTGGCGAGATACGAGATGATCGTAAAATGATGTCTATGTTAGAAGATTTTTGGTTGCCAAGAAGAGAAGGCGGCAGAGGTACTGAGATTACTACATTACCTGGCGGCGAAAATTTGGGACAGATTGAAGATATTAATTACTTCCAAGGTAAATTATATCAAGCATTAAATGTTCCGCTTTCTAGAATGCAACCGCAAACTGGTATTTCTTTTGGTAGAGCAACAGAGATAACAAGAGACGAATTAAAATTTGCCAAGTTTGTTGGTAGATTACGTAAAAAGTTTAATGAAATATTTGGTGATTTGTTAAGAACACAATTAATTTTAAAAGGTGTTCTAACGGATAAAGACTGGAATGTTATTAAAGATGACATTCAATATAGATATGCACAAGATCAGTATTTTGAAGAAATGAAAAATGCTGAGAATTTGAGAAATCGTATAGATTTATTAACTCAGGTTCAACCTTTTGTTGGTGCATATTACAGTCAAGATTATGTAATGAAAAATATTTTAAGAATGTCGGATAAAGAGATTCAAGAAATGAAGACACAAATTGAAGATGAAGGTCCACCGCCGCAAATTGGAATGCCGGGTATGCCCCCAGGCCAATTGCCGCCAGGACAAGACCAAGCTATAAATAATTCACAGTAAGGAAAAATTATGGAATCCGCAGTTATTCAAAACATGATTGATAATATTATCAATAACAAGCAGGCTGATGCATTACAAGATTTTAATACAGCAATGGCAGATAAAATCTCCGGAGCTCTTGATGTTAAAAAAATAGAGATTGCATCATCTATAGGTAAAACTACAATAGACGTAGAAGAACAAGAAAATGAAAACGTTTAATAGTATCAGAGAAGAAACTTTAGAAGAAAAGCTAAAGGCTTCTGATCCTACGGGAAAATATATTAGCGATTTTGTCCATTCGGATAATCCTAAGTTTGCCGGCAAATCTAAAAAAGAACGTATTCGTATGGCGTTGGGTGCATCTTATGGTGCAAAGAAAACCAATGAGGCAAAAGATTCTCGTGAGTATGACTATGAGGGCGATATGGCCAAGTCTCAACTGAGATCTATTATTGCCAATGCTCAGACAGTGCATGATATGTTAGAAGATAACACGAACCTTGCAGAATGGGTGCAGAGTAAAATTACTTTAAGTGCTGACTATATATCGACAGTTAGAGATTATATGCAATCGAACAAA